TGCATACGGTTTACCCATTAATAACTGATGATATTTAACGCCCCAGGTTTCTAACTGCTTAGCAGTAAACGATTTCCAATTTACACCGCTATGATAACCACGTGCTGTAAATAATATTATTGTATTGTTATCGTATAAATAATTTATTTTATCTATTACTTTTTGAATAGGTTGAGCCTTTTCGTATTCCATGCCTTCTGTACAGAGTGTCCCATCAATATCAATACAAAATATTTTATTAGTTGGCACATCATTAATAAATGCATCCGTTACATATCGATACGTTTTTAATGTATTTTTAAAATCATATAAATTAAATTGTATGGGCTGCCCGGTTAATAATTTCACGACAAAAGCCGGAATATCTGCCCCACTTTCGAAACTTAAATTTGATGATCCCCCACATCTAGGATTTACTTCGATAAATTTTACACTATTTTCTTTGTAAAAACATTGAACTACAGAATGTCCTACCAATTTTAATTTAGTAGCTAGATCTATCACACTATTTATGATAACTGTATTATTTTCAGTTTCTGCAATATACGATTCACCATGAACTATTTTTAATCGTTTTCTAGGCACAGCTGATACAACGTTACTGTCGAAGTCTGTAAATACATCTATTGTATATTCTTGCCAATCTATATATTCTTGAATAATATATTGTTCTTTATTTTCTAAAGATATAAATTCAGAAGAAGAATTAATTTTATAAATGTTTTTACTAGATTTTCCAATTATTGGTTTAGCAAAAACTGGATATACTATATCATCAAATGTATCGTACGTTTTTGGTACGGGTATACTACTATTTTTACAAAACTCAATAAACTTATCTTTATGTATACATGTCACGGCAGTGTCATATGAAGGCCCTAATACTTTACATCCAATTTTATTAAGTTTATCATATAATATAGACAGTATCACTAATTCCTCATCACGTGTAGGTACAATCATTTTTATTTCATGCCGTACACAAATATCTATTAGCTTAGCATCGTATAATGGATCTGAATCAGACGGAAGTATAATATGTGCATCTGAAAATAATGCTGTAGGTACATCGGCTGCAATATCCCCTGTGAATATTTTAACGTCGTTTTGATACGTAGCAGCTTTCTTATATCGTTTAACTAACGAAACTTTATTACTCGATGATGTTATTAGTATATTGTTCATAGTATTTTTACTGTTGCTAATCCTCTATGTGTATTAGCAATATATTCGTAACTTATATTATTTTCTTTAACAAACTCTTGAAATGCTTTGAATTCATGCTCTTCACATCGGTATGCATACCAATACTCATCGAACATAATTACTGTTCCTTTTTTTATATACGGAGCTAAGTTATTAAATACTGTTTTAGTAGATGAATATAAATCACAATCGATATGTATAAAACTTACATGATCAGTATCTTTTAGAGTTTTAACAAATTCAGGTAAAGTATCGTCGTACCAACCTTTAATTAAAGTGACATTTTTGTTTACATTAGGGAGTACTCCGTTAGTAGAAAATGATCCTTTCTTACCATACTCTATATCATCATACCAATCGTCCGGAAGTCCTTCGAATGAATCAAATCCATATATTGTAGTATTAATACGATTAGATATAAAATTAATGCTTCTACCGTTCATTACGCCAAATTCTAACCATAGTCCGGAATTAACATCTGCTTGTGCAATTGAATATGCCCAAAATTTATTTTGACTTCCTGTATTTGAACCCCAAGCATGATCATCATCAAATGTAGTAGAATTTAATAACCTCCTAATCTCGTTAGCATGCTCTCCCCAATACGAATCCGGACGTGTTTTTGGGTCGACTATAAAAATTTCTTTGTTTGGATCTGCTGCCATTTAAATCATCCTATTTTAATTTTAAATTATTTTTCAATATAATAAATTTATCTCAAAATTACAAATTTTTATTAAACTAATATCTAAATTCGTATAAATTCATCCACTTCATAATTTCTAGATGATAACTTACCTAATACATCTACAAAATTTGCAGCCGGAATATTATTTTCTAAAAACGGTCTCTTAGTAGTTATATTATCTAATGTAAATACATCCCCTACCGATATCGGCTTTTTAGCTACTACTGAACGCATAGCTTTTGATTCTAACTGTTCCGAGGCTGATATGAAATTTAACTGAGGGATTAACATTAGTTCTGCTTGTCTAATAAATCGTATCATTTCCGTAAGTTCAGTCGGTTCCATAGCAAACGAATGATCTGGGCCTGGTAAATGTCGACTTAAAGTAAAATGTTTTTCAATTACAGTTGCTCCCATTGCAACAGCTAATGCCGGAGTTATTGTAGATATAGTATGGTCAGAAAATCCGATTCTATAATTTGTCGTCGATAATAACTTCCTAATAGAGTTTAGATCTACATCTGTAAATGGAGTCGGGTATGCATTATTACAGTGTAATAAGGTTAAATCATTTCCGTACTTGCTAACTATATCTCTTATTTTATCTATATAATAATCTTTAAATCCTATTCCTAATGATATAATTAATGGTAATCTCGTAGATGCCACTAAATCCACAAATCTAAAATCTGTAGCCTCGAATCCGGATATTTTTAATCGTTTAACACCTAATTCTACTAATTCATCTATAGCTTGCTCATCAAATGGCGTGGACATAAATTCAATATGTTTTTCATCACAATATTGTTTTAGATCCTTTTGCCATTCTCGGGGCAACTGAATACTTCTAATTAATTCTGGAACATTTGTATGACTAGAAAAATCGGGAGTAAATTTACTATATAACGTTTCAGATGTATATGTTTGAAACTTACATACATCCGCACCTGAATCTACGGCTATATCGATAAGTGCAAGTGCTTGATCAAAATTTCTGTTATGATTAGCGCCAGCTTCGGCTATTATAAGTGTCGAGGTCATACAATGGTAAATTGACTATTTTTGAGTGTAATTTTTCTGTGTTTACAAGCTTCTGCTTATTGTAGTACATAGCTAAGTGTAATAATGGATAATGTACTGTTAACTCATATTTAGTATTTATTTTATTCGCTTCTTCAGTTACTAGTGAAGCAAAATAATAAGAAGAGTTAACATCATGTTCAGTAAATCTTCCATTAAAATTATTTTTTATCAATATAAAGTTATTTCTACGTATTTCCAAATTTTTATAATAATCTTTTAAACTTTCTAATGCTATTGTAGCGTTTAGATTATTCATATAAAATTTAAATCCTTCTTGAACAATGTCATAACCATTTAGATTATTAACTCTACCAAAATTTCGATAATTACGAAAATATTCAGCGGCTGAGTCATGGTCCGTTGATATCATACCTCCATCAGAACTACAAATAGGCTTTGTCGGATGGAATGAAAAAAATACAAAATCTCCATATAATGTCGGAGTTGGACAATGTGCAGCATCTATAACAACAATTTCATCACCTCTTAATTTCCAGTTAGGAATAGTACTAACACCTCCGTACAAAACAGGCATAATGATTTTACGTCTACCGGTAGAGTATCGCCATTTAGGTAACTCACTTTTTTTCAAATAATCATCACAATCAAATAATAAATCGTCATTAACATCTACAAAAATAACCTCATGTCCAAAATGTTTAGCTGCCCAGACCGGCGATGTGAATCCGAGAGATGGGGTATATACATCACATTCACCGAATGACTCTCGTAGATATGCAAATATCATAAAAGCGGCTGCTGAAGCGGAATTAACTGCTACATTATGTTCTTTTTTTGAAAAATCTTTAAATGTTTGTTCAAATAAAGATACATTAGGACCAAATCCTAATTCTAAACTCTTTATTACATCGGTAATATTTACTATAGCCTGAGACGATAAACTATGTCGGAGAACTTTCATATTAACAGCTAAGTCCTTTATTAATTAAGTCTACTAATTCGTTGATATTATTTTTGACCCATAGCGAAGAATTGAATTCAGGCCCTGTATATTTATCGAACTGCTGATAAGTTTTTTTTGTATACTGCGGTCTAATTTGTAATAAATTAATACCAGGTACTTGATATGTAAAATCAAGCTCTGTATCCGCGAGCATATCTTCATGAAGCTTTTCGCCGGGTCGTAGTCCTATAATTTCTGACGTTGCTTTTTTATTTAAAAATTGCTCTAAAGCTTTAATACATGTAGGCAATGTATATGACTCTATCTGTGGTACAAACACTTCACCGCCAACTGCATTAACTAATGCACCTAATACCGTATCTACAGCATCATCTAAAGTAAACAAAAAGCGTGTCATATTCTCAGAAGTAACTTTTAAAGTCTGATTATTATTAATCATATCTATCCATAATGGAATAAATGAACCACGTGATGCAATTACATTACCGTATCGTACAGACGCGAATATCGTTGACTGCGAATTGTAATCGTAATTCGTAAAAATACGTTCCGCGATAAATTTACTTGCCCCGTATACATTAATAGGTTTACAAGCTTTATCTGTTGATACTAGTATACATTTTTCAACATTATTAGCTAACGCTGCACGTGCAACATTCTCTGAACCATTAATGTTAGTTTTAACACATTCATCAGGATAAAATTCCATATCATCGATACGCTTAAGCGCTGCAGCGTGTATGATATAGTCTGGTTTATAACGTTGTATGGTTACATTCAATTTATCGTAGTCACGTATATCACCTATCACACGAATAATACTCAGATCATTCCCGTACATGAGAGCCTGCTTTCCTTCATCTCTACTGTAAACAATTATTTTAAAATTATCTTGTTTAAGTCGTTTAATTAAAGCATTGCCCAATGAACCCGTACCACCAGTTATTAAAATTGTTTTCATCATCCTCTTAATTTTGTTCTAATCGGTTTTTCTGTGTCAGTTACTTGGATAACACCGTCTCCATAAGCTTCTTCCAGTTCACGGACTCCCTTTACTAGCTTAATCAGTCCTTGCGGTTCCACGGACGACATATGATCAGTTCCCCACATTGTCCTATCCAATGTAATATGTCGTTCTATAATAGTTGCCCCTAAGTAAACAGCTGCAACAGTCGTACCTAATCTAAACTCATGCCCAGAATAACCAACTTCACATTTATATTTTTGCTGTAATGTTTTTATTGTCGATAGATTGAGCTCATTTAACGGTGCTGGATAACTTGAATTACAATGTAGCAATGCAAAATTATCTGTATGCTTTTTTAATATACGCACTGCCTCATCTATTTCTTCTTCGGTACTCATACCAGTCGATAATATCACTTTGTTACCGGCTTTAGCACAAGCTTCTAGCAACCGATGATTAGTGAGCATGGCAGATGGGATTTTAATGAATGGCAATTCATATTGTTTAAGAAACTCTAAAGAATCTAAATCCCATGGCGAGGCTGACCATGATATATTTTTAGATTTGCAGTAGCTATCTATCTCATCATATTCTGCTTTACCAAATTCTACACGATATTTGTAATCTAAATATGTCATAGTCCCCCATGGCGTTTCTCTTAAAACATTTTTCTGATGTTCGGGGACACATACATCGGGGTTACGTTTTTGAAATTTTACAGCATCACATCCGGATAAGGATGCTATATCAATTAAACGTTTTGCTATATCTAAATCTCCGTTATGATTGATACCTATTTCAGCGATAATATAAGTTTGTTTCATACGTATAATATATTTACATTTTTTTATTAAACCAAATTCTATAAAAACTTTTTCAAGTCAGTTATTTTGTTACGAATCTCAATATCAAAATTTTGCCTAGATTGCTGCAACTGTATTTCTTTGGAGGGCAGATTAATATTAAGCAATGATTTAAAATCAAAATTCATGCCATGACATTCATAGAGAAATTCTCCTACTATAACATTTTCTAGTATGTATTGATTTACGGGATATTTTAGTTGTTGGCATATGTTACATACAGTTAATATATAAGTATCTTCTAGTCCATAAGAACCAAATGATTCGGGTATATTTATTAACTTAAGAAGTTTTGATGAAAATACATTAAACCAACCTCCTGCAAATTTAAACTGAGGAATATTTTTTATTTGTATATTTCCATTTAAAAATTCTACAAAATTAACTTTTTCAGCATTGAATATTTCATTACCCGGACGCTTTCTCTGGTGTGGATGATTATCCATGTATTGCGTATTAGTAAGTATATCCCAAGAACTGTCCCACATTTTTACTATTTGTGGAGTAAGTATAAAATAATCGTCTGCAATGGCATCGAGTGCCTGCGTTATGACATATAAGATATGGTTTGGAAAGAATATGTCTAGATCTAACCATATGATATATTCATCATCATTAGACTTTTTTATACTTTCTCTTCGTTTGTCAACACATCCAAACACTGCGGTAGTATCATCTACACCGCATTCCACGTCAAAAAAGTATTTAGCTTTTTCACATATTTTATTAAAGGAATTGATAAAGAATTGCTCATCTATTTTACTTGATTGCCAGTCAACAGCTTGTATACTAGTGTTCAATGTCACATCTAATATCAAGTCATATTTAGACTTATCTATCATTGTAGAAGCTATTTTTAGCCTATCTACAGTATCTTGGAACAGATCAATTTCCCACGGAAATAGAAATACAGATATTCGTATTTTCTTTTTCATAATTTTCAATTGTTATACTTATAACTCTTCTATTCGTTTTGTCTTATCACATATCAATAAATCATATGCAGGTTTTTGTCCCGTAATAAGTTTATGATATTTACAGCCCCATGTATCTAATTGCAGTTTAGTTAAATCATAACAATCTATACCTGTCACTGAACCGCGGGCCGTCCAATATGTAATTTCATGCCCCTGATCATATAATACATTAATTTTGTTTATATTATTTATATTAGGCCGGGCCAATTTATAATCACGCTCTCCAGTATAAAAACAAATAGTCTCGTCTATATCTACGTACACATTCATATATTTTTTATATAATTTACAATTCGTTTTGATGCATGTCTATCTGAATATTCATCAAACAATTTATGGTCCAAGACATTCATATCGGCCATTGATATATCAGTTATATCACGATACTGCTTAAAACTATTCTTCAATGTTTTATATCTTTCCTGTAATTGCTGAATACGATCTATACCGATTTTATTAACGAATGCATGCCATGAGTTAACTTTAACTATAGGCGCCCAAAAATTGTATTCATTACCTCTAAAAAAGTCTATGTTTAAATCATCCGACCGACCAATAAACTCATCGATTGATATAAATTGTTTATTAAATAACACTGAATAGTATGCTGATATACTAATATTACCTAAATGCAATCTAGTATTCGATGCAATGCGCGGTACCGCTGTCGAATCCAAGACCACTTCAATATTTTTAAATGGAAATGCAGTGATAACTTCTCCTGGATGTGGTCGGTAATATACTTTTTCTGTACATGTATTTAACTGTTCCAATAATTGATATACACGTATTCTAGCTTCCTTTTCCATTGTACCAAATAATAATATACCTTCGTCCGATTCTGATGTTAGTTGTAAATCATCGTATTTTGGATTTCCGACTATTACCGATTTGAAATCATACCAACCACATATTTTTTTCGTTTCTAAACTCCATGCAGAATTTTCAAAAAAGATATCAATGCAATTAGTAGGAAAATTTAATCTCGAGAGCATTTCTAATCTAGATTTAATAGTTCCTACCAACCATGTCGTATTTTCAACACATGCAATTATAGTCCCCATTTGTTTAAATTCCCATAGTATATGTTTTTCTGGTTCCCAATTTTCATTAGTTATTAACAACATATCCGGAATAAATGGTAATGATATTCCTAATGTATTTGAGTCGTATGCTGATGAACTCATTTCTACGTTAGTATCATATGCATATGTACTTAAATTAGTTACTGGATTTTGTCTAATCGGCGACTGACTATATAAAAAGAAATAATCTACGTTCTGACGTTTTAATTCAATTACAACGTTTTTTAGATCTAAAAAACTACGAACGTCTGTAGCTATAACTAATACTTTCATATCATTAATTATTCTGTTAATTTATGTGGCCTAAATGCTAGCAGTGGATGATTTTTACCATATGTAGGAATATGTATCTCCCATTCCCTAAATTCAATATTATTATCTCGTAAATATGAATAAACTTTTTGAGCTAGTACATGTGTATGATCATCTTTGATTTTCATATCATGCCACTCACCCCAAAACTCATTTACTAAGTCTATAGTTTTATCTTCAATCATTTTATTTAAAACTTCATATTCCGCGCCTTCAATATCCAGTTTAAGAATGACATAATCATCTTTTGAAAATGTATTTTTTAACCATGCCGAAAAATCAAAACAATTCATATCAATATACTGCTCATCTTTAAGATCATTCAATGAATTTAACAATGAAGATCCATCCGTATATTTATCGCTAATATAAAACCTTTTTACCGTATCTTCAATCCATACGGCAGAATTTTGTATATAAACAGATGAATCATTTTTATGTATTTCAACTAATTGTTCTGCTAGATATGGTACAGGTTCGAATGAGATTGTAGTAGTATCAAGACCAAATCGTTGTTTAGCCATTAGTATCGATTCACCGCAATGAGCCCCACAATCTATAAAATATTTTTTCATAAGTTTACCAATTTTTAATAAATCCATTTTCATTAAATACTGGCATCTTTTTCCATTTAGTAAGCCAGTTATGTATATTTTTATTTTCCGATTCTATCTGTCGCTGCGATGATTTACCACTATTCTCTTCTAATCGATGACTACCGCGAGCGCCAAAATGCCAAACAACTGATTTAGATGTAACGACAAATTTATATCCCTGAATAACCATTCGTAAAAATAAATCTTTATCCTCCCAACTAGTTGGCGAAAATATAGGATCATTACCTCCTATGAAATCCCAATCCTTTTTTCGTATCAGGCCTGACACGCCTTCTCCTAACTCAATTTCAAAATCATTTAATCTAGAAAATTCCGAGGCATAATCTAGAAATAATTCAGAGTCGAAATCGTTATAATAAGCACCAAAATAATTATTAGGTACTATTAGAGTCCCTGGCCTAGAATGTTCATTGAAGATATTAGGCTGTATTCTATGACTAAATACCCACATTGGAATATCAGGATACTTATCAAATATTTTTAAACATTCTAAGTCCCAATTATTAGATACGAAAAAGTCTGAATGTAGGAACATTATATACTCTGTTGTAACATGTTCAGCGCAGATATTCATGCCACCGCCAATTCCACGAATAACAGAATTATCAGGTTCAATCAATAAAGTTAAGTTATATACATCCTTATTTTCATGTAGCCAATCATTGGTACCATCTGTACAATTCTCTGCATGTATTATAAACGGCGCGTTTTTGAAAAAACTATTTTTTCTAACCGACTCAACCGCAATTTTTAAATACGGCAAATTATTATAGGTCGATATACAAAACGTAAGTGGATTATACATATATAATTTATTGTTTAATATATAGAGCATCGCCCCAATTATTTTTAGACCATATGGTTTCAACTCGTTTAAAACTAAACTGAGAAAGATGATTGTCTATATCATCTACATATGCACAGCCTTCGTATAATTCATCGTTATTAACTTCTGATATAATATAATTAATATTTTTTAATGTGTTAGATGCTCCTTTAAAAACTTCAAGTTCATATCCTTGCACATCAACATTAATAAAATTATATATTGATAAATTAATATCTAGATCATCTAACCGAAACATTGAAACTCGTTCCGTAGAATTAAATACAATATGTGGATAATGAGTTAAATGTTTTTTTGGTTTAAGTATAGATGACGATTGGCCGTTATTAGCAGTTTCAATATTCATATATACATAGGCATTTTCGTTACCTAACGCACACTGATATACGGTTATATTAGGATCGTGTTTAACCTTGTTATATAGAATATTAAAACTGCTTGCAACAGGTTCGAAAAATAATACTGGAACGTTTAGTTGTTTATATAGTTCATATTCCTGCCCATGATGGCCGCCTATATGTATTACACCAGTAATGTCACATTTATAGTTAGTAACTAAGTTATTAAAATCAAGTATCATATAACAATCCAATTATTGGGATATAAATCGTTTAACGGTTTGGCAGGAATAAACCAATTTGATGGTGCTATAACTTTCTTGTTTACATTTTGATTTAAATAAGCACCCCACCAACTATAAGTGCTATTTGAAATAATATTATGATGGCATAGCGACATTAAACATAAATCTTCAAATTGATTACCATTTGTTATAAACACGGCATCATCTGGAAATACTTGCTTACACCATTCTATATCATCAGAAAATATTAAAAATGTATATTCTTGATCTGTAAAATGATTCAACGCTTGCTGTATATACTCTATAGTAACTGTCCAATAGTTTGGGTTTTTGACGTAATCACCTCTGCGGATATGTACTGCTACAGGATTGGTATATTGTTTCGCTGTTAAGCTGCATTTATCAAAAATATCAGATTTAAATGTAAAATCTTTTTTAATTACATCAGCATAATGATCAAAATACCGGTATGATTGAAAATATCCCTTTATTGTAGTATTATCATTGATATCAAAAAAACTAGAGTCAAATGCAAATGATTTTTCTGAATACTGCGTTTCTGGTAAATTTTCTATTACCTGGCATGGCAATTCGAATGCGTCATATAATTCCAATCTATAATCAATCCATTGCTGATTAGTAAAGTCATATAAGGCATTTGGTTTTATTTTTAAATTATCAGGTAGCCCATAATCAAATCCTTTAGTTAATGCTAGAGATTTTAATGCTGCGTATTGAAACATTTGATTACCCAATCGACCACTATATCCTATATTTTTATGCGTGATCATAATGTTTCGTATAAATTATTTTGCCGCTCTTGACGTTCTATTGTTTTAGGATGATATAAAGCCCATTCCTCTTCTGCCGGAAGCATGCCATGTACTTTAAATCCTTCTAATACTTCATGCACTTTATTCTTCCATTTAACGGTACCGTTATTCTTATAGACTCTCATTTGCCAATCGGCCCAATTTACCCATCCCTTTTCATTTACATTCCATCTCCACTTAGCAATATGTCCCGGAGTTAGTCCTTCTACGGTGTTTACTCTAGGTACTCTGATCATATCAACTGCTTGGTTATCTTGTAGAAGTGCAGGTAACTGTTCAATTAAGTTAACATGGGGAATTTCATCAGCATCGATTTGAAAGATATAATCGCCGTTACAAACCAATGATAATTTGTTTTTCCATTCCGCAAAATCTTTATTGAAGTAATCTCTAAAATGTCTAGGTCCGGGAATACTAATTACATATTCCCAAACTTTAAGATCGCCATTCTCATCCCATAAAACAACAATTTCATCTTCAGGACGTTTGTGTTCTAGAAGAAAAGGAATTAGACGTTTGGTTTCTTCTAATTCATTACAAACTGTAATCGCGTAACTAATCTTTAACTGACTCATAATGTTCTGTTACAATTTCATAAAAGCAATCTAATGCATTTTCGAATAAAGCTTTATCATATACAGTAGCGTTTGCCGTATCAACCATTGTATTATAATATTCACCATCACGTCCCGGTATAGGAAATTTATCGCGCTGCGATTCTGGTAGTTCAATTATACGTGATATTTCCCAAGTCATATCCGCAGCCGATGTGCCAGTACAATACAACATAGCAACTGCGGATCGGAGAAATGCTGGATACCATACTAAGTTAGTATCCAAGTCGACAAATTTAACATTGCGCATTAGTTGCGTAATAGTACGTTCATATTCAGTCACCGCATCAGTTCCATTAATCAATTGATCGGTAGTTACATATCCAGACTCCATACACATATGACTGGTTACTCCAGTCGTTTCATCGGCTTCAGATAGCACACACATATTTTTTGTTATCGGAGATATTGCATCATATTCTAATTTCATGCTTCAACCTTTTTAAGTTTTGGTAATGTAATTTTAGGAGCTTCTGCAGATTCTCCTATCTTCTTTAACTTTGGTAATTGTAACTGTATTTGCTGTGGTATATTTGATAATCCCTCATCAACTATAGTACAAAATAATTCTGCCATCTGTTTAAATGAAAATTCTGTTTTAGTTAAAAGTGCTTGCTTTTTAGCATTAATAGTATAGTTTTTATAATTATCTACTATATCTCTCATTATCGCTGCTGCATATCCATAATTAACCGTAAACCATTTACCTTCCTTTAATATCCATTGGTCAGCAGCTGATTTATGTACCTGAGTCAATTCGCCCGGTAACAATACGCTGTGCTTTAAAAAATCTATCTGGCCGGACCAATTTGGTGCAATAACTGGTTTTTCAGTAACAGTAAATTCCAGTAATGGCCGGCCAAATCCCTCACCATGAGTAAATGATATCATAGCTTTCACTTTAGGATGATTATATAAATTGTTCATCTCAGTTTCAGATAAATCGCCATGTATCAAATAGATATTAGGTGCATTGATACCATATGGCTCAATAATAGCTTCTATTTTACGCATCACCTCTTCACGATCGACAATACTAAATGTAGCATGGCTAGTCTTTAATATTAATGCCGGCCGGTTATGTTTGGCTTTATTTTTAAAAGCTTCACAAAAAGTTCTAATTAGCATTGCAACGTCTTTACGATCTGCACCCATATCACCTTTCAACCAATGCCCCACAAATAGATAACAGAAACTATCTTTGATATCTTTGAGTTCAGTTAATACGATATCAGTATCTACCTTGACCTTTTTATACACATCCAGATCTAGACCTTCAAATAGAACTCTAATAGGTTTTTCTAATTTAAGGTTACCTAGCGGTTGATTGGTAGTTTTATCACGTTTTTCATAATTAGTATTTTCAAAACCGGCCTTGGAATGTTCAGATGTCGTAACAATCAAATCCATACGGTTACAACCTTCGATAAATTCTGCAGACACTATATCTGTTTCAATTCCAGCAGTTACTCCAATGTTATATTTACCGTATGGTTGAAATTCATTTGGAATGGATACTTGTATAAATACATCCGGCTTTGTTGTAATGTTTTGCCTAGCGATGCAGTCATCAATTGCTTTATGTTTTGGATTGTTTAGATCTAATGCATTCATAGGTGTCGCACCCCATGGTAGTGAAATGATCTTTACATCATACTTACCAGTTTCAATTAAACTATAAGCTAGATCTCGCGTATGGTCTCCATAGCCAGATCGGGTGGCCACTGGGCCTTGTATTACAATAAATGGTTTCATAATATACCTACTAGTTCAGGTGTTTTAACTTTTTGAATTTTATAAACAGAATATTTTTTTCTCGGTGTCCAATTAGATAGACATGAATTAATACATTCAATCATACGTACACCCATCCGGCGCGCTGACATATTAGATTCTGTACTACGCATCCATGCATGGCCGATTCTACCAGCAGTCCTTCGTTCCTCTCGACTCATATCATACCAATATTTAATGCCATCAGCAACATCTTCGAATCGACAACGATCATCAAATATATACGGTGTCATCGGCGAACCTTGTAGTGATCTATTAGTTGGAAATACTGGATACGCCCATTGGCCACATTGGATATAATCACCGTTATGATTACTCGGAAACTCAGATGTAAATTCTATCCAATCACCATCTTCAGTCTGGAATCGGCAATGGTCTTGCAATCCACCAGTAATGTTATTGATAACTGGAGTACCGGCCATTATAGATTCAGCACTAGATAATCCAAATCCCTCGTTACTGGCAATGTTAATGGTTACATCTGCCATATTGTAAAAGTAGTTCATTGTCTTGGAATCGACTGGCTGATTACTAAATACTACTTTGTACATAGGACAACATGTATTTTTAACTGCCATCAGATCCGTACCATTATCATCGACAATTGCTGTATGCATTAATAGTACGCATTTATCAGACTGTTCTTTAGTTAAACTGTCACAGAAACGTTTATAAGCTAGAATAACATCCCCTGGCTGTTTACGACGAATATTTCTATTGTTCCAGAACACTATAAACTCGGCATTGTTATGCATTTTAAATTCAGTCTGAAACTTGTTGAAATCGTTCCATTCTGGCATGTTAGCGTCTATTGGAAAAAAGAATTTTTCACTAATACCATGTGGTACCCATTGAACTGCCCAATCTTCTTTAGGATGTTTACGTATTACATTTTTTACAATGTTTTGTGTTTGACGTGATATGTTCATTAACAAATCACATGATTCGTAAAATGGCTCATTCCAATATGGATAAGGAAGATCATCCCAAATGTTATAATACATCAATGGAATCTCTTGGCGAATCTCATGCTCAATTTGATACAGCCATCCCCAGAATCGAGGATCTGTAAAATGCAAAATAGCATCTGGTTTTTCAATTGACATTATCTCACGTAACACTCGAGCATCGCCATATCCATTATATGGATAAATTTTACATGACGCATCATCTACGCCAGTATCTTTAGCTAGTTCAGCACTGATATCAATTATCTTACCGATATCTGGATGCTGTATAGCAGCACCTAATTGCACCCAATCATATTCTTTACATGTATTGAGTACAATTTCTCGAGACATTGTTGCTATACCAGAATGCATTCGTAGGTCATCTGATAGCAATAAAATTTTCTTTTTCTTTGGCTTGTTAGGATCGATTTTCCTAAGCTTTGGTAACTGTAATTGTTGCATTAAAACTCCGTAACCGTTCTTTTTTATTTATTATAAATATGCTTTAGGTGATTATAACCACCTTTTTGTTCAAACGAACTGCCGCATTAATGGCGCTAGTACTACCTTTGACATCTGTTCCTTTTGGAACTAATGCTATCATTACATCACAGTCTCGGGCAATTAACATGTTTCTATGATGAAATTGTGATACATGATACGGCTTTCCATAATATCCGTCTGACATGGCACTATGTAAGTTTCTCGGTGTATGTGCTGGATTAAATTCTTTATACTTGATTCCAAATTCCAACGCATATTTTTTAGCATACTTATCAGCACCTTCCGGACATCCGCCGGAAATAACTACTAGTTCATCGCCGTATTTTTTCTTAAGGTCTGTCAATAAATCTTTAACCTTACGAACATTTTCATATTCACGGCTTCCGATAATTGCACATTTCATTTTGTTTAATTTTTGATTCTGTTCTTTAAAGGACATAATTCATCATCTTCTGCAAAATCACAAAACTTGCAATTCTTATAATTCTTACCAGCAACTGCTGGATATTCACGTTCTACATTATAATTACCGTCCGTAGTAAAACTGCTATCTACCCAACTAATAATTTCTTTAACTAATTTGTTACGTGTAGGTTTACCGCTAGCCGGTTTAAATTCTTGTACACGCTTCTGTGGAAACATGGCACCATCAATTAATTTACGTTTAACGATAAAATACAAAATATCTATTTGTTCTGGATCAATACCTAACTGCTCCGAATAGTATTGTTTATATAACACTAACTGGGATGCTTTGATTTTATCAGCCTTTTGATATTTGTTCCATCCCATTGTACTAGTCTTGATATCAATGATCTTAATGCGATTGGTATTCTTGTTACGAATAACTACATCTAAATAACCTAACATAAGTACATGGCCATGTTTATCTGATACAGGATGATAAATTGGAACTTCTATACCTACTAGCTCTTCATTCTTAGCAGAAAAGTATTTACCGCGATGTTTACGTACCCAATCTAAAATTGCAACACCATCTTCATAAAATTCGTTAAGTTCGTTTTTATTGGAAAAGTGATTGCCCATCTGTTCATAAGCTTCTTTATATCCAGTTAACAATTTGTCTTTAAGAATAGCCCGTACATCTAATCCATCTGCTGCTTTAACAGATTCTGTATACATTGTTGTTAAATACAATTGCAATGTCTCGTGTAATGCCGTACCGAACAATGTATGTATACTTTGAGAAAATGTACGTAATCCTTTGATATATGCCAACTCCCATTGTTTAGGGCAAGTTGAATACATTGAAAATTGTGAATACGATATCTTACGGTCACCTTCTTTAGGTTCTCGTATAGCATACTTAAGAAACTTATCCATACTTTAATATAAGTAAGTTGCTTCGAAAAACCAAATTTATTTTTTAGAATTTTGCAATTGTTCAATACGATGATTGAGATACCATGCAGCTTTACGCAAATCTTCTAATTCGGCATTTGAATTTTTCTTTCCTGCCCTAGATACATATTTAATTACATTACCTAAGCAGAAATCCAATTGCCATGCGTCTATTACTTTAATGGCCTCATATGTATTGTCAGCACCGCCATAATGACTTGGATGATCGACAGCATCTTTATATGATATCACACGCTCATTCATTTCATTAATCCTTTAATTTCTTTATCCGTTTTACCATACTTGCGTAATAAATTTGTAATAGTATCTTTATCTAGATCCATTAATATACTTACATATTCTAACGCTTCACGTCGAGATACATTATAATGCATAGCCATAAACTCAATGAGCTCTTTATTATATTTGTCAGCATCTTTACCTTTTATATACTTGGCATATATTTTACGTTTAGGTAAAATATCTAGATATAATTCTC